TTCCTACCGTTGGTAGATTAACATTAACATAGGTGATTGCTATGGAATATAGACGTAACGATATTGATATAGCACAATTTTTACCACCTGTTAGCCGTGATAGTCGAGATATGCAAGAAATCATGCGTGTAGAGGATCCCGAGTTTATTCTACTATGGGAAATCATGGCGGACTTGCTAGACAATCAGTTCATTCCTAGCATAGGTGAGCTCGGATTGTCGCATTGGGAATGGATACTTGAGGTACTACCGCAAGATACCGACACCATCGAGGATAGGCGCAATCGCATACTACGATTATTGGCAAGCACACGACCTTATACGGTGGAGAAACTTCAAGAAATGCTCGATGCCACCTTTGGTCGCGGTGCTGTTGGCGTGGATTTGAACGAAAATCTCTATGAAATTTGGTTTGTTTTAAGCAAAGAAATGCGTGAACGATCAAGCGAAGTAATCAATTATGCTGAGCCAATCGTTCCTAAGAATTTGCTACTCAAAACACTAGTAGAAGAGAAAGTTCAAACGAAATCAACTGTTAGTGGTGGCTTATACCTGGTTGATAAGGAAATAACCATTCTTAAACCTAGAAATTATGACATTTCAACAACAATGTATAACGGTGGCGCATTAGCAAGCACCACGATTGAAATCACAAGGAGGTAACAGATGGCGTGGAGTCAAGCTTATCTAACGAATGTAGGTAAACAATTACAAGCATCCGTTATGGCAAATGAATTAAAATTGCATATTGAAGAAATTTGGCTAGGGGATGGCAATGTAACTAACGTGGAAACGGCCAACAACCTAGGCTCAAAGAAATTGAAATTACAGATTGCTGGAATCACGCAAGATAACACCGAGTGCTTAGTTCGGTTCAGAATATCAAACGAATCTATTCAAACACCTATTGTTATGCGTGAAATCGGCTTTTATGCTCGTGATAAACGAGGTCAATTAATCCTTTACTCGATTATGAAAGATGAAGACCCATCCACATTGCCAGTGGTTAATGGTCAGGCTATTTATCGTCAAAATATGAACGTGGCATTTGGGTTTAGTAATGCGCAACAAGTAACTTGTAATGTGACGTTGCATGAAGGCTTGAACGAGCAACAAGTAGATGCTAAGATTACAGCGCATAACAACAATGAGAGTGCCCATAATTTAGATAGATACGCAGGTGGTGCAGCAATTCCCAGCAATATCAGTAACTGGAATGACCTCACCAAACCAGGCATCTACGAATGTAATGCTAGTGTACTAGGATGGAGCAACGCACCAAGATCTAGTAAAATCTACCCATACGGGCAGATTCACGTTACGAAAACAGATGGTAACGTCATAACTCAAACCTTTTACTCGCATGGTCAAGGTAAAGCAATTAAACAAGCAACTCGTGTGTTCTACAACGCCTGGTCTGGCTGGCAATATCATGCTGATTGGGATAACGTCATCACAGGTATTGCCAAACATAACGAAGGGATTAATGTCACCAAAGGCGATGCAACGGAACTCGTTAAGCTAATCACTAACAACAAGTCCGATTCTAACACTTTACTAGCCCCTACATTATCGGTTGTAAAGGCGCTTATTGGAGAGGTAAACGTGGATGTAACGAGTTTGCTAAAATCCAAAGGAGTTAGATTTGATTTCTCTAATGAAAATGCCTGGTACATATGCTTCGGGGAGGCTTTTGGAGGCTTGATTATCCAAGGGGGAATTGCCACTACAAGTAGATTTAATGAAGACTCAGCAGCTACTGCAACCTTTGCGATTCGATTTAAGAAAGTATTAGCTGTTATTGGCAATTTGTACATAGAAAATTCTGGGAGAAGTGAAGCAAATTACGATGATAACATAGAAGAGTTAACTACAAGTTCTGTTAAGTTTAGGCATTTTCAACATACCTATATTGCTATTGGGTTTTAAATTCCAAAGGCTATATATCGTATTGAATTTGAGGTGTAATAGCCAGTATAATCGTTATCAATTCCTGCAATGAATTTGGTTATATTAATTGCCCTAGTCCAAGCATTAATCACATATTGCTCGGTTGTTGGTGTTGCATTCATAATAAGGCATTTTTGTTTGAACGCAACAGGGAATGTTTTATAGTCAAATTTAGATGTTGACTCACCACATATTCCCCCCTTGGACAGTTAAATTCCTATTGATAAGACAGCTAATTTAAATCCACGATAACTCCAGTCCCAGTCGGTATAGCAATGAAAAGTAAGTTGTGATAATGAAGATTTACTCTTCGAATGGTTGATATTAATATAAGTGTAACCATTGTCCAAATTAGTTTCAACGGATCCAATTGCTACCAAACATTTTGATTTATAGGCAATTGGCAATGTAAACTTGTAATCTTTATCTGTTTGATTATCAGCGAATGAAGGTGATTGCATTCCCCCTTGGCTAATATCCAAATACTATGTATGAGATTGGGCTTGTAAAGGAACTGCCAATGGTGTCACGTGTGATTTTACATTTGCGCAAATCAGTAAGACTTAAATACGCTACAGCTCCACCGTCGGACGATCTGTTATAGATGGCAGTTAGTGAGCCACCAAGCACTTTGTGAGTAAATGAGATAGGATAATTAACGTCCACTGTAGTATCGTAAATACTAGCAGTAGTTCCCCCTTGGTTACTTCCCGATAGATAACCATTGAAACCCTTCAGTTTGATTTTGAGCACTTATATATGTGAAGCCAGTATCTGTCACACTGTATGTACCACTAGTTGCCCAGCCATCTCTATCTACATCTCCACTTGTTATATTAGTGCAAATCACAACAGGTTTCTTGGTGTGAGCAATCGGATATGAATATCTTTTATTATGAGCACGATTCGTTATGTTCATAGAATCATATCCCCCTTGGTCATTTAAGAAGGCGAATTGCCTTACGCAATTGACCTAATGATTTATGAGTATAAACTCCATCTGTTACGTTGCCACTAGCATGACCAAGCAGTAATCGCTTAGCGTTGTAATTGGCGCCTTCGTTGTCAAGCCGTGTAGCAAAGGTGTGGCGACAGTCGTGGGTTGTGTGCGTAGCATTGATGGCTTTCATAGCTTTATCGAACTCCCGGCTGAGGGATGAGTATGTACGACATTCATGAATGACGTAGACCGCATCAATCCGTTTTTCAATAATAGGCCATATGCGGTCGTGAATGGGAATTGTTCGGATGCCTGATTTAGTCTTAGCAGATGTGATGCGCATCGTACGTTGCTTACGGTTAACATCACGAGCCCTGAGGTTGATTAATTCCGATGCCCGCATGCCAGTGTACAAAAGAATGAGAGGAATGTCATGCAGTGGTGATTCTAACCGCCATAAGCGGTTGATGGCTTGAGTTGTAAAGGGTTTGTGTGGGCGAACAGGTATGTTATGCCCAAGGTTTATGAATTTGGCATAGTTAGTGCTGCACCATCCATTGATTATTGCATAGTCGAATAATTGACTAATGAGAGTACGGACTTTCTTACATGAACTATAGGAAAGCCCAGTACTTAGCATATCGTCAATGATGGACTGCAATTGGAGGTAGGTGATGTCGCTCATCGCTGCATCGTGAATGCTACCCAGGTGCGCAAATGCTGAACCGTAGTTATTTAAAGTGTTAACGCTAACACTCTTAGCATGTGACGGGAGCCACATATCGTAGGCTTCCTGGAGCGTAAGTGATTGGTGAGCATGGTGGAGCGCATCCACCGCTTCATCGTAAGTGGAGAAATAGCCTACCACGGAATAAACAACATAAGGGCGCTTAGTGGCGCCCTTTAATTTTTGAATTAATTTCATTTTAGTTGCCTCGTTGAAAGGAGAATAAAGAATGGAAAATCAATATGTATTTATTTTAGACGAGAAAGGAACGAGAATCACGTCCCTATTAATCGGTGTACATGGAGAGACGGAAGAAGCATGCCTTGAGGTTGCAAAACGTGACTATCCAAATCATACTTATGTGACTGGTGGTGACGATATGCAAAGTCAGTTTGTTGACTACAAATGCTACGTCAACGGCGCATTTGTGGAATATATGCCAGAAGCGATTGAGCCGACAAAGAAAGATAAGATTGAGGCTTTAAAGAAAGAAGCTGAAAAGGAAAGAGAACAATTGAAGGAAGCCTTCCTTACAAAACAAATGAAGGGCTTACCTACTGACGACATCAAGGAGCAATTCAAACAAATTGATATTGACTTAATCAAGAAAATCAAGGAATTGAAATAGGAGGTATTTGCTATGCATGAGAAATATTGTGAGTGGTGCGGTTCAGTACTATTAGAAAACGGCCGTTGTCCTGTAGAGGATTGTGTGCAAAACGTGTTGCTAGATGCATTACATGATGCAGAGCAAGAAGAAGGTAAGAAAGATGACAATTCAAACACATAATATTTTAATGGAGCAGGGCGTGCCTTGCTCCTTCTTACTTGAATATAACAAAGAAGTTAAAGCAGAGGATCTATTCGCTGTAGTGCGGGTAGATACTAGCGATGAGGAATTTGTGGCGAAGTTCAATATCACCAAGGTAGAGAATGTAAGCGAGGATGCAGTAAGTACATTCAAACTCACTTTAGGAGGAGACATTCCGCAGGGGC